GCTGGGCGAATGGTTGTGGGTGGATTCATCTAAAGCAGAGGCAGAAGGCAAATACCTGCCAGACGCCGTACACACGGATGATCTCATCGACGCACTACAACTTTGGGATTCCATATCTGGCAAGGAGCTGCTGGAGTGGGGTGTTCCAGAGGAAGAAATTGCTGACCCATCGTTGAACTACCCGTGTGAGGTGTGGTTGATCGGTAATACAGTGATACGTGCGGTACTGAACTATGACCCACTGGGACGTAAGCCCTACTACCTGACATCGTACGAAGCCAAACCCGGCTCGGTGGACGGTAAAGGCGTTGCTGACCTATGCCGTGACTCGCAAGCGATGGTTAACGCGACTGCTCGCGCGATGGCAAATAACATGGGCATTTCATCTGGCCCACAAGTTGGCGTCAACATCAGTCGGCTTCCAGCGGGTGAAGACATCACCGATATGCATCCGTGGAAGATCTGGCAGTTCCAGAGTTCAGAGTTTAACGATGGGTCAGCTCCCCTACAGTTCTTCCAGCCTAACAGCAACGCGCAAGAGCTTATGGCGGTGTTTGAGAAGTTCTCAGAGCGCGCTGATGAAGATACGATGATTCCCAAGTACATGACTGGGGGTCACACTCCGGGGGCCAGCAGAACGTCGTCTGGGCTCTCTATGCTTATCTCTAACGCAGGGAAAGGCATCAAGCAGGTTATCAGTAACATCGACAAGAACGTGATCATACCGGCCATTGAGCGCCTCTACCACGACAACCTACGCTACAGCGATGATCCCGATTTGGTTGGTGACGTTAACATCAACGCACGTGGCGCTAACAGCTTGGTTGTTAAAGAAGCAGAAGCGATCCGCCGCAACGAGTTCTTGCAGATGGTGCTCAACAGCCCAGTAGCTCAGCAGATCGTTGGTATGGATGGAGCAGCTGAACTTCTACGAGACGCTGCGCGTAATCTGAACACCAACCCCGACCGCATAGTGCCCGATCGCCACAAGATGAGCATGATTGAGCAGCAGCAGATGGTAATCCAGCAGCTTCAACAGCAACTCGCTATGATTACCGGACAGATGGAACAAGGTGGGATGCCGGGTGCTACACAAGGCCCAGCACCTCGAAATATACTGCCCGACGGATCGCAAGTTGGCGGAAGAGAAGGTAATTTTGTCTCTCCCAGACCAAACGGTGCTTGACGGATATGTTGGACACATAGTATAAGTATGAGTAATTTTTTAGGGCATAAGCCTAATAAGCAGCACGTTAGAGCACTCTATGAGTGCCGAAACGGGAAGTTAGTGGAAGCATTCACGGCCAAATTAGCAGAGGTAAAAGATTCTCTGGTAAAGGCGAGTGACCCAGTGACTGTCCATCGCTTGCAAGGTAAGGCTTTGCTTATAACAGAATTTCTGGATGCGGTTGAGAAATCGCCAGAAATATTGGAGCGCGTTTAGCGCAGATTGTAATCCGAGCAAACCATTATGTGAGGTGCAGACCCAGTTGGGAGCGCTAAACAGAGTTGGAGCTTAAAGGAGTATTTTATGGCTTTGCCAAGACAAGTAGAAGCGAAAATCAAAGAGGTAGAAGAGTTAGAAAAGCAGTTGAGTGGTGAAAAGGAGCAGCTGGAAGAGCCTGAGCAGCCCGTAGCGGAAGAAGCCGAGGAAGCGCCCCAAGAGCCCAAGACAGAGCCTATCGAAGCTGAGAAGCCCGTTGAGAACGTAGCGGAGCCTGTTGAAGACAAGCCTAATGATCCGGTTGTATCGGAAGCTGAGTACAAGAAGCTAGAGCAGAGGTATAGAACCCTTCAGGGCATGCTCGATAAAGCTAATGCAGATCACAAGTCTGAAATTAGTGAGTTGCGAGCAAAGATTGAAGATATTACTTCGATCAAGGAAGAAAGTACGAAAGCCACCGAGAGACTGGTGACTGACGATGACGAGCGTAACTTCGGAAGCGATCTGATTGATCTTCAGCGCAGAGTAGCCAAAGAAGTTGCCGGTGAGTTTGAGGCACAGTTAAAAGCTCTACAAGCAGAGAACAAGAGGCTCAGTGAGCTTGTTGGGACAACTGAGAGTAGAGTAGCCGAATCATCGTTTACGACACGTTTACACCAGCTTGTACCTGATTTCGATCGGGTCAACGCAAGCGAGGAATGGGTAGCGTGGCTAGACGAAGTTGATCCGGTTCTCCGTGCCCCAAGACGTACGGTAGCTCAACAAGCGTTTGTATCTGGTGATGCCGAAGGTGTCGCATACTACGTTGATATGTATAAGAGAAGCATAGCTCCAGTAGAGCCACCAAAAGTTGATACCAAGAAACAAGAGCTTGAGCGTCAGGTACAGCCTAGCAAAACTGCTAGCAACGCAACGCCTACATCGCAGAAAGGCAAGACGTATTCTACGGCGCAAGTCACGAGTATGTTCAAGAAAGCCGCAATGCATGCAAGCGCTGGTCGCATAGAGGAAGCTAGGAAACTTGAAGCTGAAATTGACGCTGCGTACATGGAAGGCCGTGTCGTAGCTTGATTTAACCAAATCTGTTTAATTTAGGAGGCCGAAATGGCTGCTGTATATCCCGTAACTGGCGACTTCGCCACAAGCCAGAGCTACTCTGGTGCATTCATCCCTACCCTTTGGTCGGGCAAACTGTTGTCAAAGTTCTACCAGAACACCATCTTGTCAGAAATCACCAACACTGACTACGAAGGCGAACTGAAGAACCAAGGTGACACCGTGCGTATCCGTACTGCACCATCAATCACCATCCAAGACTACACCGCTGGTCAGTCTTTGAGCTACGAAGTTCCTGAGCCTATCTTCCAAGATATGCAGGTTAACAAAGGTAAGTACTTCGGTGTTCAGGTGAACGACGTGTTGGCATACCAGTCAGACATGGATCTTATGAACATGTTCACTGAAGATGCTGCTAAGCAGCTGAAAATTGCGATCGAGAACGAAGTATTCTTCAACTCTTTCGTAACTGAAGGCCCTGCCGCTGCTAACGAAGGCGCTACTGCTGGTGCGTTGTCAGCTGCATACAACCTCGGTACTGACGCTGCTCCTGTTGACGGAACTACTACTCCTTCATCTCTGTTGAACGCTATCTTGGCTATGTCTTCAGCTCTTGACGAGCAGAACATTCCTGAAGATGGACGCTTCTTGGTCATGTCTCCTTACGAGCGCCAGATCTTGATGCAGTCTAACATTGCTCAGGCGTACTTCACTGGTGACAGCGCTAGCATTATCCGCACTGGCAAAATCGGCATGTTGGATCGTTTCTCTGTATACGTTTCTAACCTGCTGCCAAAAGGTGCTGCTGACAAAGCTCTTGTAGCTGGCTTGGCTGATACTTCAACTGGTGCAACTGCTTCTGGCGCTGCTGCTCGTCGTACGATGATAGCTGGTACTAAGCACGCTGTATCATTTGCTATGACTATCGACAAGACTGAGCCTCTCCGTAACCAGACTGACTTCGGCGACATCGTTCGTGGTCTTGCTGTATACGGACGCAAAGTTGTTAAGCCTGAAGCGCTTGTTATCGCTCAGGTAGCTTAATAGCTAAAACCTAGAGGGGGCTTCGGCCCCCTTTTACTTAGGAGACTTGCATGAAACCACTAGAATTAATGAAGCGTTTGGGCGGAGAAGCTTTAGCTAACAAACTCCGTGCAAAAGTTAACGGCAAAATAGTTATCTTGGCTAGACTAGAAGGCCAAGAGTATGTCTTGACTGACACTGGCTTTAGCATAGCTGCCAAACTAAATGCCGAAATAGGTTCTGCCAAGGAAGAGCCAGCCCAAGAAGAAATTGTAGCTGAAGAAGTACCAAAAAAGAAAACAGCCACAAGATCTCGTAAAACAAATCAATAGCTGATAAAATCTGAACCAGCGTCTTAGTACAAAGGTTTCAACATGCTGAGCATAGATGAGCTATTTCCAAGGGTTTTGCCTTATGTTCCGGGATGTTCGGAGCCTTTGGCACGTCAAGCGATATTAGATTCAGCTATCGCATTTTGCGAGACGACTAGCATTCTCAACCAGACTCTTGACGCGTTTAACACTGTTTCTGGTCTAGTATCGTACGACCTTGAGTCACCTAACCGTCAGATGAAAGTTGCTCGCATACTGGCGGTAACAGTTGATGGCAAAGAGATTCACGGCACTTTCTCTGAAGACGTACCCACATTACCAGATCGCGAAGGTAGACCAACATCTTTCTACACCACGCGTATTGATTCTGAGTTTGTACTGAATCTGCACCCAGTACCAGACGCAAGATATGCAGTTATCGTAACTGTGGCACTTAGCCCTACCATAAATGCTACGTCACTCGAGAATGACCTAGTTAATGTGTGGAGCGATGCCATTGTAGAGGGCGCTATAGCACGTATCGCTAAGGTGCCAAACCAACCTTTCAGTAGCTTTGATGTAGCTATGCTGTATGACCAATCTTCCGCTAGGAAAACAGCTTTAGTTAAAGCCGAGAGTTACCAAGGAAGAATCCGTGGCGGAACACGGGTTAAGACAAGACCACTTGTGAGGTAAAAAATGAGCTTATCCGCACAATCAATTATCCGTCGTGTAGTGGATACTTTGCAGGATACAACGTCTGTACGTTGGCCTATTCCTGAGCTAGTTCGCTACCTCAATGACGGTCAAAGAGAAGTTATTCTATACCGCCCTGATGCTACTATTAAGAACGCATCGTTGACTTGTGTAGAAGGTCCTAAGCAAGCGCTACCAGCTGATGGTGCGAAGCTTATCGATATCATCCGCAATTCTGGTGTTGGAAGCAATAACTCTTCAGTTCGACTAGTAGTACGCGAGATCCTAGACACGCAGATACCTAACTGGTATGGGCTTACTGGTCAGCTAAATGCAGTGCACTATACCTACGATCCTAGAGACCCCACTGTTTTCTACGTATATCCGCCAGCTACTACTAGCACTGTTTTAGAGGTTAGCTATTCAGCCTACCCTACAGACGTAACAGAGCCAGCAGAAGGCAGCGATTACACGGATGTTACTGGTAATTTGGACGTTCCAGACATGTACGGCAACGTTATTATCGA